GCTTTAGGTCATGTCGTAACGATCAACGCCTTGCGGGAGTCAACAAATAGCAGCACCAAAGGGTTGTTCGTGCAGTTCCGTTTTCAGAACTTTTTTATTAATCAAGATATGACATACGAGAGCAACTCGTATGGTTTTGTGCCGTTTGGTTTTTCTGGTGTAACCGTAAACCGTACGGGAGATGGCATGGAAGCTACTCTTGTCTTCCCAAACAATGATTTATCTCGCGGATGGGCAGTTTTAGCAATTAGAGATCATTATGTTGTTGAGGTCGAAGTTTTGATTGTAGACTCAACTAATCCTTCGAGTGGTACGCATACAAGCGTGCACAGTTACACCGGGCAGATTACTGGTGGTACTTGGGACAACGTATCGCTAAATCTGCAAGTCAGCTCAGTGTTAGACGCTGTTGGAACGGACATCCCAAGGCGTGCTTTGACCAAAAAACTTGTTGGCAATTTGCCAGTGGCAAACAATGTCAGACTGCAGTGATCTGATTGGAATGCCGTATCGGCTTGGTGCTGACGGTAGTGATGGTCATATCGATTGCATCCATCTTTGCTATCGGGCATTGGAGCGTATGGGTATTGACGCGCCACCGTTTAAGCAAAGCTGGTATGAGGCAAGTAAGTGGGATGTATGCCGGGATCTAATGCGGTGGGGTTTGCGAGTTGAAAAGCCTGCGTATGATGGGGACATTCTGCTGCTACCGCAGCAATCCTGGGCATTCGCAGTCACATGGCAAAAAGGGATTCTGTATATCGGCCCGATGACGCAGAAAGTGCAGTGGTCATTGGTTCGAGCATTTACGACGTACCACTGCTTCCGTACGAAAGGCAGCTAATTGCAACGATTGGGATAACTGAAGAAGAGTATCGAGCATTTACGGCTGAGGTTAGAAGGCGTGGAGCGGTAAGACCAGCGGAGTATAGCCATATCCCTGATGTTCAGAATGAGATAAACACTACAGCACTTCTGGTCAACCTAGCGATCAGCCTTGTGCTGACTGGTGTTTCTTATCTGCTGACACCAAAGCCAAAGATGCCACGCGCTCAAGGCGGTGGTGTAACTGATCTTGGCAGCATTACAGGGGCCAATCGTTTTACGCCTTCACGCGGGTTTGAAACGCTTGCAGAGTTAGCAGATTATGCCTCGCCTGTTCCCATAATTTTTGGGATGTATAAGAACGATATTGGCGGAATGCTGGTTACGCCAAAGCTAATTTGGTCACGGATGTTTAGCCATGGAACGTCCCAAAGAGCCAAGCTTATGTTTGTTGTTGGTGAACAAGGCGTAAATGACATTGGTATTGACAAGCCAGAACTTGAAGGGATTTTTCTGGGGAATAATGCGCTGGATGCGATTTTTGAGGATAATTTTGCTTTTTACTGGCACAAGGCATCTTTTTCAGGCAATTTCCGCATCAAAGGCGGTGACAAGCAGTATGGGACGCGAAGCTCTCTTGATTCTGGTGATCCAGGAGTAGGCGGGAATGATGATGCTTTTGGTGTTGAAAATCCAGAAGGTTTTGAGCCAAATGAACTTTTTTGCCATGCCTATTCGCCTTCTAACTCTGCAGCGTTTGGGTGTTATAGTCCAATCGCAAACGGCACAAATTTTAGAGTCAACTATCAATTAAATCTTATTGCAGAAGACAGTGATAGACCGCAAAAGAAAGTAATTCTTATGCAGCGAATGAAGGTTGTTGGGGAATCTGGAGCGATTGACGGAAGCAGCCCAAATGGAAAAAATTTGAGAGATCGAGGCATTATTCCAAGGAATGCAGAGAAAGACGAACGTGAACCAATTTTTGATAAATTCCATGACGGCACTGGAAGAAACTACAGTCCACGCATGGGAATTATTGAGTACAACGGCACAAAAAATAACGACACCAATAACACATTATTTATCAACAAAACGTTTAAAACTGTAATTTCAAACGTGGCAAAAGATGATGAAATTGTGTTTTCTATAAAGAACTCAAGAATGTCTGAGAATTTTTACCAGAGAGAAGAAGGCGGGGCACCTGTTGACGACATAAATTCAACAGTCGTTTCACTGCAAGAAGAGGCTGACGGCGCAATGCAGCTTGGCGAGCACTTTATGATTGGTGGAAGTATTTGGAAAGTAACACGTAGAAAGCTGCAAAATTTTGAGCCCACAGAAAGTGGAGGCGCTGATCAAAGAATTACACTGCAATGCGTAGATACTTCGACTTCAAGATTTAAAAAGATTGGAATTGTCAGCAAAGATTTAGTCGTTGAGCCGCAGGGCACTGGCAATGAATTCATAGGAGACAGCGGTGTTGGCGATCAATCAATTGGAATTGGAGAAGGATTTTTCCCCTTAACGCAAGTTGCGATTGCAACTATCAAAAACAACAGGCCAGCCTTTATTACTGAAATTGGCCTCAAAAGCACTGTGTTTCAGCGTTTAAACGGACTGTGTAATTTCCAAAATTTGCCTGACCAAAAGGAAGTCGAAAATTCTGAAGAGGAAAACATTCAAATAAATAATGGAACGATAAGCGCAACAATTCGTCGATCTTCAATGTTTAGAATTTATGCTAGAGACGCTAGAGACG